GAACAGGTAGACCTTGAAAAGGTCATTTGTGGGCTCCCAGAGTGGTTTCGGCAAAGAGGCTTCACTATGAAGGTTGAAACCCCTGTATATACTCTGGAGGAGATTGAGTTCTGCCAATGTCACCCTGTGTGGAACGGTGAGAGTTATACCATGTGCCGGAATGTGCACAAGGCTCTTTTTACCGATGCCGCCCATGTTGGACGCACATGGCAGGAGGTGGTTGGAATCCGTGAGAGTGTCGCCGTGTCTGGTGCCATTTGGGCAAAGGGTATACCTGTGTTCGGAGCTTTTTATAGGTTTCTTAGCACAGGCGCAAAAACTGTGATACCCAAGAACTCCGGGACCTATTGGAATGCTCGTGGTTGTACCACGGGCACGAGTGAGGTCACCGTTGAAGCCCGGGAATCATTTTCTGCTGCCTTTGGACTGGACCCTTCGGAGCAGATTGCTTTGGAGGCGATGTATGATGCTTTGCCAAAACCACCCTTCTCCGACCCCGCATTGATACTCACTTATGACCCGAGTATCCCCACGGACGAATATCCCGTACATATAAGCGAACCTCTTCAAGTGTTTTTCTCAAAATAAAATGGTCAAGATACCAGCCTCCTTACTGCGTCGCCTGGAGAACGTAGCGCTATCATCGAAACCAAAGCGCCGTCGACAGAGGCGTCGTGGAAGGAGAGGAAATAAAATGAATCCCAGACGACAGATGACTTCATGCAGTGAGTTACAACTGGCGCATGCATCGCTTTTGCAGCGCCCGTTCACTGCATCCATCCCTGCATCGGCTGGTGGATTCTATGATGGGGAACAAGGTACCATTGCCCGCCTCCATTTGGATGGCTCAGTTGGCTTATCAGCCGCCCAGACAGCTTTTGTCTGGGTTTTGCACCCAAACACTGGGTATTCTGCATCTATTGCAGCTGCCCTTTCTTCAACCGCCATTACCGTCACCACTTCTTATAGTGGAGTCATTTCACCAGGTGCCAACACTCTCCTGGCCGTTGCTCAGAAGCAACGTGCGTTGGCAGCTGCCATTCGATTTTCCATTCCATCATTATCTCTTACGAATGTGGTAGGTGAATTTGCTGTTGGTGTGGTCAGTCTTGACACAGCATTAGCATGCACTAGCATTGATCAGTTCTTTACCCTTTCTCAGGGGCGGTCTAACGTTACCCGCGACCTTCATGAAGTGCGGTGGTTTCCTGGGTCTTTTGATTCCAAGTATAGCACCGTTAACAGTGGTGGTCTGGCTAACACTGGTACCGATCAGAATGATACTAATGCTGTGTTTGTTGCTGTGCGTGGATTGCCTGTTAGCACCAATGCAGTTATTCAACCTATTACAGTCACTGAGTGGACCGCCAAGCCTAATACTGGTCTCATGGTGACGTCAGCAACCAGTGCTGGCACCAATCACCAGGAGACAGTTGCCGTTCTCCATGCTCACTCACCTGGCTGGCATCACACTGCCAAGGCCACCGCTGAGAGGTTGCTCGAAGATACGGTTGGTCGTGTGGGAAAATTTGCGGAGAAGAACGCCCCAAAAGTTATAGACCGTGGCTTGGCCACCCTTGGGGCGATGTTTGGTCTTTAACATGTGTGTACCGACACTTGGATTGTACAGAATTAACACCGATGCTGGAGTGAGGGCTGATTCCATGCAACGTAATAAAGTTAAGCCGGTGGTTGGTGGAAGTGTGTGTGGTGAGGCAGGGGTAACGTCGTCGGAAAACCGGTTTCTACCTATGGGAGTGCGGGGTCAGCCTCCCTTGGTTAACAAGGAAAACGGTGAGAAAGAGACGCCAGTTCCTGCAAACCACAGTGCACTCGTGGCCAGTTATGGCAGGCTAAGTCTCAAATCCTTCGGGTGGGGGAGACGGCCATAAGCGTACATTAGCCCTTCGGGG